GTCAGGCGCTCTATGGAATAGAACTCTCTTAGCCTCATGTGAGGTAGACAAAGATGATGTTCCCACTCTTAATCGCATAGTGGTGTCCATAGACCCAGCTGTTACCTCAAATGCCGAAAGTGATATGACTGGTATTGTTGTAGCTGGTGTAGACGTCAATGGTAGAGCTTACGTCTTAGAAGACCACACAGGTAGATACACTCCTCAGCAATGGGCATCCAAAGCTGTAGAACTCTATAGAGAACACATGGCTGATAGGATTGTAGCTGAAAGAAACCAAGGTGGCGATATGGTTCGTCACACATTACACACAGAAGATGAAACTGTCCCAGTAAAGCTCGTCCATGCATCCAGAGGGAAGATGGCACGGGCTGAACCAGTATCTGCACTATATGAACAGGATAAGGTTAGACACGTAAGAGGACTTAATGATTTAGAAGATCAGATGGTACAGTGGGAACCTCTAGGGTCCATAGGCTCACCAGACCGTCTTGATGCTTTAGTTTGGGCTATAACGGACCTCTCATTAAATGGCTACGCAAAACCTACGCTGAAGCTGGCGTATAGTAGCGCCAAAGGATTAAGGTAATGGTTAAGAAGCTCTCAGAGACAGAGGCCAAGAAGATATTAGGTGTAGCAGGTGATAACACCTACAATGGTCAGATACGGGCTGATGAGTTTCTACCTGAGTTGCGTGGTAAGAAAGCCATACGCAAGTACCGTGAGATGAGAGATAACGACAGTACTATTGGTGCTGTCATGTATGCTACTGAACAAGTCCTTCGTGACGTTGATTTAAAGGTGATGCCAGCTAATGATAGTGCAGAAGCTAAAGAAGAAGCTGAGTTCGTTGAGTCTGTACTTGATGATATGGACCATACCCTTGATGACCATATTGCTGAGTCCTTATCAAATTTGTCGTATGGCTTTGCGTGGTTTGAGGTCATCTATAAAAGACGTAGTGGCCCTACTGAGAGAAGTGATAAGAAGCGTTCTAAGTACACTGATGGTCGTATGGGTGTACGGAAGATTGCTATTCGTGCGCCTTGGACAATCTCTAGGTTTGATGTAGATCAACAGACTGGTGATGTTAAAGGTATTTATCAGGATGGGTCGGGCTATAACAACTCTAATTATATACCTACTCGTAAAAGTCTGTACTACCGCACGACAACGATTAATGGTGACCCTGCTGGCCGCTCTATACTTCGCAATGCTTATACTTCTTATGAATATGTCAATAACCTACAGTCTATTGAGGCCATAGCAGTTGAGAGGGAACTTGCTGGTATACCTGTTGCTCGTATTCCTGCTGAGTACTTGTCAGGGGATGCGACCGCCGCCCAATCTGGATTTGTCAATAACCTGCAATCTATTCTCAGGGATGTCAAGTTCAATGAGCAAGGATACATTATTCTGCCTTCCGACACCTATCCCGATAAAGACGGAGCGCCTACCAACCAGAAACTGGTAGATGTTGAGCTTATGTCTTCTAGTGGTAGTCGTAATATTGACATTGATCCTATTGTAAGACGTTATCAGCATGATATTGCTCGTAGTGTCCTTTCTGAGTTTCTTATGCTTGGTGGTGGTAATACTGGCTCTTATGCCCTCTCCAAGAGTAAGACAGACCTGTTCCTTCGTGCATTAGAGAGTTATATCCAAGCTATTGTTGACGTACTTAACAAACAGCTTGTCGAGCGTCTCTGGGAGTTGAACGGTCTGAACTATGATATGATGCCAACTATTGTAGCTGGTGATGTAGCTCCACATGATTTACGTGAGATTGCAGCATTCCTACGGAACCTGAATGGCGCAGACATCAACGTAAGTGATCATCCAGAGGTTATCCAAGACTTGATGGATATAGCTGAACTAAGATATGATGCAGACGCTGCACCTGTAACACAAGAGGAGCCAGAAGATGCCCAGTCTTAATAACAGAGTTTTTGACAATGGGCTATCTGTACTTGATACTGAAGCCTCTCGTATAGACCTAACCTCTGAGGAAGCTACCACATACACTGGGGCTACCTCTACTCACACATTAGGTAACTCAACATCACTTTCCATTGCTGCCCCCTCAGATAGATCAGGCGGTGGTCGTGAGGTTGTAGTTGCAGCTATCTCAAATGGATCAGTGACAGGTAACGGTACAGCTACTCATTATGCTATCGTAGACGTATCCAACACTAGACTGTTAGCTACAGGGTCTTTGACAGCTAGTCAGGTTGTAGCATCAGGTAACACATTCTCTCTAGGGTCATTTACTATCGGTATCCCTGATCCTGCATAATAAAGGTCATGCACAATGACAAGCAGGGTATTACAGGAAAATAGTGATCTACTACTCACTCAGTCAAGTGACCCGTTAATAAATGACAACTTTATTGGTGCGAATGGATTTAGCACAGCTAGTCCTCAGATAGCATCAACAGCAATATCTCAGATACATGCCTTAACTTCTGTATCTATAGTTACCCAAAGTCCTGTAGTTTCATCTACATCAATAACTCAAGAACACAGCTTAACAGCACTAGGGTTTGTCACAGGCTCTCCTGTAGCCAACCAGAGTACACTAACCCAAGAACACGACTTATCAGCTTTAGGGTTTATAACCGGCAATCCTGTAGCTAACCAAGCGGCACTAACTCAAGATCACGGCCTAACAGCATCGGGGTTTAACACAGGTTCTCCTGTAGTCTCAGGTGCCACAATGACAGAAGATGAGAGTTTCTCTACTTCACCTGTCGTTACTGGCTCACCAGAGGTCGGTTCAGCTACCATAAGTCAGAACTACTCTTTTGTAACTGACAACATAGTTACTGGAAGACCTGACGTAGAAGATGCAACAGACCCTAATACACTCTTTGAACAGGTAGAACAGAAAATGCTTGGTGGATGGCCTAAACGTATATACGATCATACGGATCTAGCGATAGCTAGAGGTCACTCAAAGGGTCACAAGTCTCTATACAAGTTTGGGTATAATCCAGATGTAGATGGGGATGAAGAGACTGTGTGGTCGCAAGGGGGTGCCTTTAACTACCCTACAGGCGCTGTTACAATGTTTGTCAGTAGCACAAGTGCAAATGATGCTAATGGTGGTACAGGTGCTAACAGTATTCTTATCCAAGGGTTAGATGAGAACTACGATGAGATAGAAGAGACAGTTCTTCTTAACGGTCAGACACAAGTAGCTACTCAAAAGTCCTATCTAAGATTGTATAGAGCTTTTGTTACTCTAGCTGGAACAGGTGGAACTGCTGGTGGTATTATTTATGTAGGTTCTTCTGGTGCTACTAGCGGTGTACCAAACACTACAGTTTACGCTAACCTGCATCTTGGTAATCAGACACAGATAGCTGCATACACTGTCCCTGCTGGTTACACACTTTATTTAAACGATATAAACTTTACCGCTGCATTATCTCAAGCAAATAAAACTGCAACTTGTACTTTTGTAAGTCGTGACTTTGGATCGAACGTATTTAGATCTAGGTTTATTAACGTACTACAGAGTAACCAATTAATTACCAAGTTTGAGTACCCACAGCCTTATTACGAGAAGACAGATTTAGAGTGCAGAGTTAGCACTAATACTAGCAATAACGCAATAGGGGCTTCCTTCCAAGGTGTCCTGATTAAGAATCCAGCTTAAGGTTATAAGATGCCAAAGACAGCCCTAAAGAATAAGATGGAAGAGCATAACAAGAAGTCTAAGCATAAGGTAACTATGCGTATGCTTGAAGCAGTCTACGACAGGGGTGTAGGTGCCTACCGTACAAACCCATCTTCAGTACGCCCTAATGTGACTGGCCCTGAGCAATGGGCAATGGCTCGTGTCAACAGCTTCCTTAAGATCGTCAGAGGTTCTAAGAAGGCTAATCACGACAAAGACCTACTCCCATCAGGACATCCATCTAGCAGCAAGAAGTCAGTAACCAAGGCTAAACTAGCTAATGATGTATTCTCTACTGAGATGGAAGCCAGAGCTAGAAGTATGGACATGGGTTGTGAAGGTAAGATCCACGTACATGAGGATGGTATGGGACAGGCTGTATATATGCCCTGTGGTAGCCATGAAGAGTACCTAGCTTACTATTCCCGTGATGAGGTAGCTGAAGACCCAGTAGAGCCATCAGTGAACCGATTAGACGCTCTCAGAGCTATCGTACAGGAAGTGATGAAGGAAGAGTTCACTAAGGCTGAGTACCAAGGCGAGAAAGTAACTTTGAACAAGCCTCGCCGTATTCAAGGTGGCAACAAGAAGTTTGAAGTATTCGTGCAAGATGGTGATAAGGTAAAGCGAGTTGCCTTTGGAGATCCTAACATGGAGATCCGTCGAGATGACCCTAAAGCCAGAGCTAATTTCCGCTCCCGCCATTCTTGCGATACCAAGAAAGACAAGACTACAGCAGGTTACTGGTCTTGTCGTATGTGGGAAGGTGGAACATCAGTGTCCGAACTTACTAAAAGTGTTGAAGGTCAAATCCTAAAGGCAGATGACGAACAGCGTCTAGTCTATGGGTGGGCCTCAGTCGTTACTGAGAAGGGTGAGCCAGTGGTTGACCGTCAAGGTGACATAATCGAACCTGACACACTCGTTAAGGCTGTCAATGGCTTTATGGAGCATATTCGTGTCGGTAAGCAGATGCATACAGGGGATCAGATTGGGGCGGTTATCCACTCCATGCCTATAACCAAAGAGATAGGTGAATCCCTTGGCATCCAGAGTGACCGTGAAGGCTGGATTGTAGCTTTCAAAGTCTATGACGATAATGTCTGGGCAAAGGTTAAGTCTGGTGAACTTGCGGCCTTCTCTATTGGGGGTCGTGCAATCAAGGAGGACTATAGTGCCTAACCTTTTAAAACAGCTTGAACTGGAGGAGTTGTCTTTGGTGGATCGTCCAGCAAATGCACAGGCAATGGTCTCCTTATATAAGCGTGACAATTCCAATGGAGAACCTATGGAACATGAAATAGAAAAAATGTCTGATGACATGAAAGCCAAGCTAAAACCTTATATGGACAAAGGTATGTCTGAGGATGAAGCTATGAAAATGTATAACATGGACATGAAGAAAGAATACCAAGGTCCGTTGGATGAGGTAGACACCATTCAAGCTGAACTAGACCTAGCTAAAGCCGAGATTGATCGCCTTAGCAAGT